GTTTAAATTGATTTAATTAAGTATTAATTAGCATATAATAATCCAGCATTTCCACCTACAAATATTACCATATTAACTCTTTCCTCCATCAAATATAAATTAAAGTTATAGTCATAAATTCTCCATGTTGGTTTATTAATACCAATTATGTCACCTGTAATTGGATCACAAATTGTTAATACTTGGGCATAAGGATCTGCTGGAGGAGTAATAGTTGTAAATTCAAGCTGTACATTAGTAAATCTACTCATATTCATCGCACCTGATGGTTGATATACTAATGGATCCGTATTTAAGCAAAAATTATAACAGTATAATCCGGGTGGAGCAAATCCAGCGGTTCTGACATATTTTTCTACAAAATCATAAACACCAGCCGGCAAAATATTTTCTCTATATTGACCATCTAATAATATACCCATTGCAATCAAAATTGATTTTATATTTTGTGGATTATATACTCCTGATAAATATAATCCAGACAATGTTCCATCAGGATTTAATCCTGGGCCAAGAAGTTGATATATTCCTGATGGATCTGGATTAGGATAATTACCTGCTGTGGATGCAAGGACTACATCTTGTGGCATAGTTTCATAAGGCCAATTAGTATAGTTAGACCATTGGTTTCTTAAATTAGCATCGCTTCTTTGGAAATAAAACATCCAACTTATTACCATACCCATTGAATCTAAAAATATGTTATTTGCTCCAGTTACATTATAAAAGGTTTTTTCATAAACTTGTTTGATTAAATATTTTTGTTCATTTTTAGCAAATATGGTTGCTTCATCATTAGAGAGAAAACAATAAGTACAGTTTAAATTAATATCTGCAAACCAATTTGTTCTTGTATCTACATAAGACGCTGGTCCTAATTCTTCATCAGGAGGTGTTTGTAAAAATCTGTAAAACTGCATGTAAAATTGATTAAAGTTTGGTGCTATAATAGGATAGTTATTTGTATAATCCATTACATCTCTTATTGTAAACCATTCATTAATAGGTCTAAATGATACATTTATCCATAATTCATTATATTGCAGAGCCACTAATGGAAAAGCTTGTGTAGAGAGAAGACTAAACCATGAACCAATAGGTATCCATAATGTACGTCCCATAATAGATGGCTGAGCACCGGCAGGACTGGTTGTATAGAATGCATTAGGATACGCATTAATACGTGTTCCTGCATTTGCTGGATCAGTTAATTCTGGAACATTACCTATCATTTCATTAAATAAAGCTTTCTTATTTCCAGTAAAATCTCTCTGAACAGAAGATAAAATATATTGACCCGAATATTGTTGAAGTTGTTGGTTACCGCAATTTATGGTAATTTTGTTAATAATTTGTGCACCTAAATTTTTTATCCATTGAAATTCATACGGAGCCCAATCTGTATATCCAGTTGAACCATCTGGATTAGTGTAGGCTTGTGGCGGCATAACCGGAGACCAAATATTAGGTAATGTTACGCATATATAGCAGTCCATAAGTAAGTCTGCATAACGTTTAATACGAAACGTAAATGTGCTTTCAGCAGTTAAACTTAATTGAGGTGTTCCTTCATAATCTATTCTAAATTTTTGAAGACCATAATTAGTATATTTTTTATAAGTACTTTTAAAAAAACTTTTGGATGGGTTACCATTTAAAATTATATTTGTATTTCCTTCTGCGACAAGATTTAAAAGTCCGCCAGCCATAATTAGTATATAATATAATTATTTTTTAATTATTAATTTCGTCATAATATAATTTAATTATAATAATTCAGTATTTTATCATTTTTATTTTTTACACCAGCAAACATATAAAATAGATAAATGAATATATAACATTGGCTTCATATATTTAAATTTATTATCCTTAAATTTATCTATATATCTGGATCAAACCGCATGAAAATTTAGATTTATAAAATTTAAATAATATATATATATATATATTAATAATGACATCAACAAATATGAATGACTATTTAAAAAGTATTCGAAATATGAATCGGATAACTATAATATATATTTTAATAGCAATTATATTTGTTATTTTAATTTTTTTAACTTGGTATATATTTAATAATACAACTTCACAAACTCAAGCAACAAATTATTTAAGCTTTTTTGAAAATATGGATGAAGATTTAATTTCATTAATATTCGTTGTAGCTACTGTAATTGCTATCATTGTTTTTATTATATATTTAATTTATATTAGCGGACTTCGAAAAAGAGAATGTAATCATATTAATTCATTATATCCAAAAATAAATGGAAATATACGATCGATAAATAGGTCGAACCGAGATTATAATGGAAGACTTTATGATTATTATATTAAAACAGCATATAATGCTTGCAGTGGAGGATCATATAAGAATGATTATGTAGATATTTGTGTTCTTAAGGCAATTATCAATCAAGGAGTTAGATGTCTTGATTTTGAAATATATTCAATAAATGACAAGCCAGTTGTTGCAACGAGCACTACTAATAATTATCGGGCTAAAGAAACATTTAATTCTGTTGACTTTGGAAATGTAATGGACACTATACGTAATCTTGCTTTTTCAGCTAGTACATGTCCAAACCCAACGGATCCATTATTAATTCATTTGAGATTTAAAAGTAATAACCAAAAAATGTATTCAAATTTAGCTAATATTTTTAAAGCTAACGCCGATATTATGTTAGGTCCAGCATATAGTTACGAAACTGAGGGAAAAAATTTAGGAAAAGTCCCTTTACTATCACTTAGAAATAAAGTTGTATTAATTGCAGATAGAACAAATAACGCATTTTTAGATAATGAAGATTTACTTGAATATATAAACTTGACAAGTAGTTCTATATTTATGAGACAATATAATTATAATGCAATTAAAGACAATTCTGATATAACTGAAGTAACTGAATTTAATAGACGTGGTATGACCATTGTACTTCCTAATGATAGTGCAAATCCAGACAATCCAGATTCGAAATTATGTAGAGAAAGTGGATGTCAAATGGTGGCCATGAGATACCAAAAATCAGACATTAACCTTGTAGAAGATAGTCTCTTTTTTGATAGAGCTAGTTATGCGTTTGTTCGTAAACCTCTTAAACTGAGATCACGTTAATGTGATATAAAAAATTACAACACACATAAATAATGTTCATAGGAATCAATATCTTTTAGAAATATATAATTGAAATTTCAGGAAAAATATAATATATAAATAATAAATCATATATTATTAATATTTTTTAACTTAATAATATAGGAATGCCAAAGGAAAAAAATGAATGTAAAGGTTTATCATTTGCAGAATGTGAATTAGCAATTTTGCGTATGGCTGTAGATAAAGCGGAAGAAAAAATGGGAAGACGTGTTGTGAATTCAGAAGATGTTCAGAAAATAATTGATGTGGTTGAAGAATTTATTAGAAGAAAAGGGTTAATTTGTTATGGTGGAACAGCAATTAATAATATTTTACCTGAACAAGACCAATTTTATAATAAAGATGTGGAAGTTCCTGATTATGATTTCTTCTCTCAAAATGCATTAGATGATGCCAAAGAATTAGCTGATATTTATTACAACAAAGGGTTTATCGATGTCGAAGCAAAATCGGGTCAACATCACGGAACATATAAAGTTTTCGTTAATTATATGGCAGTTGCAGATATAACATATTTACCGAAACAAATATATAATTCTATTAAAGACGATGCTATAACTGTAGATGGAATAATGTACGCACCTCCAAATTTTTTAAGAATGTCTATGTATCTTGAGTTATCTAGACCAGCTGGTGATATTAGTAGATGGGAAAAGGTATTAAAAAGACTGTCATTATTAAATAAAAATTACCATATAACGGATGTTAATTGTAATGATATTGATTTTCAACGTGAAATGGAAAATAGAGAGAGTGAAGATAAGATTTTTGAAACTGTTAAAAATACATTAATAAATCAAGGTGTTGTATTTTTTGGTGGATTTGCAAATATTCTTTATTCGCAATATATGCCTACCAATTTAAGAAAGAAAATAGAAAATTTTGCGGATTTTGACGTTTTATCTAATAATCCAGATCAAACTGCATCAGTTATTAAAGAACGATTAGGTGATAATGGAATTAAAAATGTAAAAATTGTTAAACAACCAGCAGTTGGAGATATTGTTCCCGAACATTATGAAATAAAGGTTGGAAATGATTCTATTTTATTTATTTACAAACCGATTGGCTGCCATAGTTATAACGTATTAATGATGAAAGGTAAAAAAGTAAAAGTAGCAACAATTGATACAATGTTGAGTTTTTATTTGGCTTTTTTATATGGGAACAAACCTTACTATGGAGATTTTAAGAATAGAATTCTTTGTATGTCAAAATTTTTATTTGATGTTCAACAAAAAAATAGATTAGCACAAAAAGGGTTATTAAAACGATTTAGTATTACATGTTATGGTCATCAACAATCAGTCGAAGAAATGAAAGCTGAAAAAGCTGCTAAATATAAAGAACTAAAAAAAAGTAATGATAAGAAAGCATTTGAAGAATGGTTTTTAAATTATAGACCAGATGATATAAAAACTAAAACCAACGATACTAAAACTAAATCTAAAACTAAATCTAAAACTAAATCTAAAACTAAATCTAAAACTGTAAAGAAAAGAAAAAACGTGAAAATAATTAATTCAAATTTTCTTAATATTTACGGATCAAAAAGTCGTAAAAATAAGAAAGGGGTTTACTAAAGTGTTCTACTAGATTGTTGACTTTCCATTGTGCGATTTTCCATCGTACAAAATCCACCAGGACAATCTTGTTCACTATTCTTATTTTGGTAAAATTTATATGCAAAGAAACCTATAATACAAGCTAATATAGCTACACCAATAGAAATAAATATACTATAATCAGTTAAACCTTCCCCACTTTTATCAATTATACTGTCAATAGTAGGAGTATCTAAAGCAAATGCTGCGTCAGTAATATCAATAGCATCCATATTATATTGTTGTCTTACAAATAAATGTAATTTTAAACTCATAAATAATATA